GATGTGAGAATTGTGGCTGTAGTGGAAACCCCGCATAATGGTCAAGAGAAAGAACTAATCCTAGACTCAGTCGTCCGCCCCATCCCAATTCCGTACTCGGAGCAACCATGATGCCTAACCCCGACACACGGGACGAGAAGTCCGCTCCATCGTCCGAATGGCAGGCGGGTTATGAAACGGCCAAGGCCGAGGCCGAACGCCGAGTGCAGGAGTTGGAAATAGCACTCACGCGGTTCATGGCGGTGTCAGAACTGCCGGGCACTCGCGCCGAGCTAAGCGACGAGACGGAGAAAGCCAAGTCATTCGCCCGCGCCGCCCTCGAAGCTGCGAGGAAGCAACCATAATGTGGCAGGACAAGATACGAAACCCCAACTGTACTCTCTGTCCGTTGCACGAGCAGGCCCAGTATGTCTGCCTGATGGGGACGGGGAGCAAGAAGGCAAAGATAATGATCGTCGGGGAGGCACCAGGTGAGAGAGAGGACGAGGAGCATGCGGCGTTCGTGGGTCCGGCGGGACAGCTACTTACGCAACTACTTGAGGAAGTTGGGATCTCGAGGGACGAGTGCTACATCACCAACGCCGTCAAGTGCAGACCCATGGACAATGCTACCCCCACGAGAGCGCAGGCGAACACTTGTCAACTGGCTTATGGTGGAAAGGAGGTGGACCGAGTTGAACCACAAGTCATTCTTGCTCTCGGTAACACTGCGCTCCAAGCGCTTACAAAGCGGTCCGGGATCACTAAACATAGAGGGAAAACCTTTTCCTACAGAGGGCGACTCGTTTTCCCTACAATCCACCCTGCCGCTGCCCTTCGTTCCGCTCACTATCTCCCTATGTTGCAAGCAGACTTCAGAAGTCTCGCTCGCAGAATTGGAAAGGAACATGGAGTACATGATAGAGAGATGGCGACGAGAACATCTATTGTCCGCAACACCGAGTCCCTCAAGAAGCTCGTCACCATCCTCCACCGAGCCCCCATCATCGCCTTCGACCTCGAGACGACAAGTCTTCACGATTGGGAACCCGATGAGACGATCGTTTCCCTCGGAGTCTCCTGGCGACCAGGACAAGCAGCAGTAATACCCCTGTGGCACTCGTCCGTTGTGGGCAAGTACGAGCACGAGTACCAAGCTGACCTGTGGAGATCGAACGTCCTCGCTGTGATGAAGAAGATCCTCGAGGACCCAGACAAAAAGTTCATAGCCCACAACGGCAAGTTCGACTGCAAGTGGTTGGCCAAGTACAACATCTACGTACCGCTGCACTTCGACACCATGATCGCTGCCCATCTGCTCGACGAGAATAGATCGAAGTCGCTCAAGCAGTTAGCCACACTCCTGCTCGACGCGGAAGACTATGACGTGGATGTGAAGGGTGCTTACGATATGTCCCTGCGTAAGCTCGCCGACTACAACGGGAAGGACTGCGACTACACACTGAAGCTCTACCACCTCTTCCGCAAGGAACTCAAAAAGGACAAACGTCTCGCCCGTGTGTTCCTCCGTCTGATGATGCCCGCGTCGGCAGCGTTCACCAGGCTTGAGGTGGGAGGCACATACGTCGATCCGACCCGCATCAACAAGCGGTACCAAGAGGCGCTCATCATAGTCAACAAGCTTGAACGCTACATGAACAAGTACCAACCAAAGGGGACCAGTATCAACTACAACTCCCCCCAGCAGGTGGGCCTGTGGCTGTTCAAGTATCTCAAACTCCCTATCCTAGAGAGGACAGACAAGAATGCTCCGTCGACTAAGGAGGCTGTTCTTCTCCGACTCGCCCCCAAGCATCGTGCTGTTAGAGCCCTCCTCAAGTATCGCAAGTGGTCCAAGTATCTGTCTACCTATCTACGCCCCTGGGAAGCAGGACGAGACACTAAAAGCCGTATTCACCCTTCTTATCGACTCACCGGAACAGTCACAGGTCGCCTCAGTTCTAACGAACCAAACCTTCAGCAAGTCCCACGTGACCCCTTTGTCCGAGGGATCATTGGAGCTCCGAATGGTTGGAGGTTTATGGAGGCTGATTATTCACAGATCGAGCTCAGGATAGCAGCGTGGATGGCGGGGGAGACGCGGATGCTAGATGTCCTGCGCAAGGGCGAGGACCTACACACGAGCACCGCGCAGCGCATCTTGGGGAAGAACAACATCTCGGTCGATGAGCGTGTGGTGTGGGGCAAGCATCCTAACTTCGGTCTGCTCTACGGCATGTACCCCAAGAAATACAGAGAATACTGTAGAGACAACGGTGCCATCGAGATCTCAACGGAGGACTCAGAGAATGTTTATCGTCTGTTCCACGATGCCTATCCGGGTCTCCGTGCCTGGCACAAGCGTCAGATCCGACTCGCCCACAGATACAGGCAGGTACGGTCCCCGATGGGACGTATCCGGCATCTTCCTGATGTGGCAAATGCCAATGACACGGTCCGTATGGAGGCTGAGCGTCAAGCGATCAACTCCCCAGTTCAGAGTTTCGCGTCTGACCTCATGCTCTTCTCCGCCGTCCGACTCGCAGGGATTCTCGAGCATCGTCACGCCCGACTTGTGGGATCGGTTCACGACTCTCTACTATTCGAGGTTGAGTCGGCTGAGGTCAATAGGTACAGGGCGCTGGTACGCCAAGTTATGATGGACACGGGTGCCCTCCGTCGCGTGTACGGAGTCCGTATCGACGTGCCCATCGAGGTCGATGTGTCCGTGTCCCAGCACTGGAGTGAAGATGACTGACTGGTTCCTCAAGAGCATCAACCTCAACCACCTCACCAAGTTCACCTTCGACGAGTACTGCCCCAGCTCTCTTGCCCTCGGTGATTGGTACATCCGAGAGTACTACGTGAAGCCGATAAGGGAGGAACTAAATAAGCCCGTCCATCTATTCAACTTTGACGTATAATGTGAAAGGGGGTGAACTATGAAATCTAAGAGACGAGCATACGGATTGGTAATAGCCACACTTGCTATCCAACTACAATCACTCACTTCTACCATGAGGAGGTGGGAGGAGTTTGGAGATATCCTCGATGAGGACGAGAAGAAAGAAATAGAGAAGTTGGACGATGTTCTCTTCAAAGTGTCAGGAAGAATGCTGAATCTGTCCCACCACCTAAGGCCAGTCAATGCAAGTAAGTAACTCAAAGCTGCGCACCTACCGCCGGTGCCCCAACAAGTATAGATACAAGTACCCACTGAAACTTCGGCCCAAGGCGAGAGGGCCTGCGCTGGAACTAGGGAGCTGGCTGCACTCGCTGCTCCAAACGCACTACGACGGAGAGAGTTGGCTTGTTACACACAGACGACTTGTACGGGATTACGAGAACCTATGGGCTGAGGAGCGGGAAGTTCTTGGTGATCTTCCAGGGTCTGCCAACCGAATCATGCGTTCATATCTCCGTCGCTATAGGCGAGAGGACGACGCGCGTTACCGTGTCGTGGATTCCGAGATGGATGAGGTCGTCACCCTTCCCAACGGTCTACGTCTCAACATTATCGTGGACCTCATCGTCGAGGATAGGCTAGAAGGGGGGCTCTGGTTATGGGACCACAAGTTCCGATCAAAGCTGGGCGATCCCGACGATATGCTGCTGGACCCACAGCTCACACTGTATTACTGGGGGGCAGAACATATGGGTTATACCCCTCTCCGTGGGGCCCTCTACAACGAGGTCCGCACTACCCCGCCAAAAATACCGGAGATGACATCGAAAGGAAGACTGTCCCTCCGCAAAGATATAGACACTGACGTCTATACATACATGGAAGCTATACGAAATCACGGGCTCGATCCCTCTGACTACTCCGAAATACTCCAGCACATCGCAGTCCGAGAGCAGGACAAGTTCTTCAGGCGCACGCCCATACCGAAGGACCCACCCGTGCTGAAGACCGTGATGCACGAGCTCGTCGAGACGGCCCAAGAAATGCGGGACGCCGAGCGACGCGACCGTTACCCGCGCACGTTCGACATCTCCTGTAAGTTCCAATGCGATTACAAGGACCTGTGCATCGCCGAGCTACATGGAGCTGACATACATTCCATAATTGCCCAGAACTACGAGGTGAGCCATCGTGGCAAAGAAGACAGGCAGTAGGGCATCGAGAATCGCAGACGTAAGGAGCCGTATCATTCCCGTGAAACAAGCGACCCCACACGTCAAGGTACTACTGTACGGCAAAAACGGAAAGGGCAAGACGAGGACTGCAGCAACCGCCCCCCGTCCCCTCCTCATAGACATAAACGAGAAGGGAACCAAAAGCATCCGCAACTACCCAGACGTAGAGGTATTCCCTGCAGCCACGTGGGAAGACATACACTACGCGTACTGGTTCCTCCGCTCGGGGGAACACGAGTACGAGAGTGTGGTCATCGACACCATTACCATGATGCAGGACGTCTGTCTGAAACAAGTCCTAAGGGAGGCGGAGGACCGCGACCCTGCGAAGGACCCCGCCGTTGCATCCCAACGCGACTGGGGCAAGCTCGCTCAGCTGATGAAGACCCAGTTGCTGCAGTTCAGAAACTTACCCCTGCACCTGGTCCTTGTGGCTCAGGAGCGAAGCGTAGACAACGAAGAAGGAGAAACCGAACGAGTCCCTGATCTGTCCCCTGGGTCGCGCGCTACGGCCACAGCATGTGTCGACTTCATCGGACACATACGTACCAAGGAGGTCAGGGCAGTAAACAAAAAGACCAAACGTGAGACCAAGAAGTGGCGGACCCTCATGTTGATCGGTCCGCATGAGACATACCTAACCAAGGATCGGTCGGGCAACCTCGAACGCATCGTCGCTGACCCGACAGTTCCAAAGATAATCGACGCAGTCGAAGGAGAGTAGAATGGCTAAGCTGATTGCAGACTTCACCAACGTCGAGCAGGGCAGTGGTGGAGGAGGCGCACGCGTACCGGAGGGTGACTACCGCGTCAGGATCGACGACGTGAAAGTAGGCATCGCCAAATCCTCCGGTAACACCATGTTGATTTGGACCTACGAAATCACGGAGGGCAAGCACAAAGGAAAGAAGCTGAGCAAGGACTACACCACCCTCAACCCCGAGGCATTGTGGAAGCTAGACCGCCTCTTCCAAGCGATGGGTAGGACGTTGCCCAGAAAGAAGATTGATCTCACCCCTATCGTCAAAAAGCTGAGGGGCAAGGAACTGGGCGTCACGGTGACTGACGAAGAGTACACCAAAGACGGCTCGGAGAAAACGTACGTGTCGTCGAAGGTCTCAGAGTACATCGGTCTCGAGGACCTCGGCGTAAATGGAGAGGAGGAAGAGGACGAAGAGGATGAAGAGGAGGAGGCAAAACCAAAGGCTAAAAAGAAGAAAGGCAAGAAGAAGAAACAAGAAGAGGAGGAAGAGGACGAGGACGAGATAGAGGACCTTGACCTCGACGATATATGATCCACCCGATACTAGCAGTCTGGTGGGAAGTAGGTCCTGAGTGGTTGTGGCATCCGCTCGGTCAGTGTGCTGGCACGCACGCTGAAGTCGAACGGTGTAAGTCCTACAACTTCCACAGTGGAATCACGGGATCCCTTATCTACATCAGCCTGTTCATCAGTTTCATCTACACAGCCTACAAGTTCTACAGACACGTGGAATGTCATGTTGAAGCCCCGAAGAACTGCCGCCGCATTGGAAGGCCAGTGGCGGGAACGGGGCATAGGGCCTGTCGTCTTCACCACCCTCATGCTGAGGAGAAGGGGACGGGTATAACTGCGGAGGACATACTCCGCCACCATGAGGAGTCGGGAGCATGATAAACCAGCAGACGGTGAACGCGGAGCAGAAGAAGAAGATCCAAGAAGAAATAGACAAGACTCACAAACGCGGAGTGCAGACAGTACTCAAGATCGCAGAACTCACCCGCATCCTGAAAGCGCTAGAAGTAGCCAACAGAAAACGATGGGCGGAGCTCAAGGTTCTGAGACTCAAAGACACTCACACCGACTACACCATGTATGACACGGTCACAGTCAATACCGTGCCCTCCAACCCCACAGCTGTGGCTGGCTATGTAGGAGGTTGGTGGCCAACTTTCAGCGCCCTCGCCAAGCGGTTCCCTCGCGCCAAACACCTGTCCATCGCCGTCAACTCCCACGAGGACGCCGACTGCTTGGACATCGAGAACGGAGACGCATCGCCCGAAGCAGCAGGTACCTGGGCGAAGCGCCAGAAAAGTCTAGGCAAAAAACTAGTCGTCCTGTACTTCAGCGTGAGCAACAAACAAGCGGTAGAAAGGTCCATCACTGCCTCGGGTATCAAGCGGTCAGAGGTGAAGTTCTGGGGCGCTCACTACACCTTCGTCCCCCACAAGGAGTCAGGCTTCGATGCCATACAGTGGACCGACAAGGCGTTGGGCAGAAACCTCGACGCAAGCCTCTGCAACTGGAACTTCCTGGTAGCATGACTCTCCTAGATACACTACGCTCGTGGTGGCCTAAGCCCCCACCG